CTTGACGATCTTATAGATCTGTCGCACCTAACAATAGATTATTTTGAATATGTATTTGGTGCAATGAACCATTCCGTATTGAACGGATGGTTCCCACCATCCGTAGGTGATTCGTGTCGTATGTGTTCATTCCAAGATAAATGCCCAGCTATGGGTACCATAGATTTCCCATTGCAAATACCAACAACAAAGGGAAAGAAAGGATGAACTAGATGACTGAATCTAAGTTCTCATACACAGGTAAACTAAACAGCACAGATCTATTCACTGTCCGAGGTGATAGTGCTGAAGAGTTTGCTACCAACATGATGGCTGCTATTGAGGCAATCAAAGCAGCAACAGAACTACAGACTGCACTTGGTGGTCGTGGTGGTATGACATCAATGGATAGAGCGGTACAGGCTTTATCTACTGGTGGATTAAATCCAACCGTGGTTAGTTCTGGTCCTACTTCTATTGAAGTGGTTAAAGACAAGTATGGTAATGAGTGGACATATGGACATCCAGATGCTCCAGATCTACCAGATGGTCGTGGCAAGTACGCCAAGAAAAAGGGTACTAGCAAGGCAGGCAAGGCATACGTAGGTTGGTTTGATCCTGCTAAAGGACCAAAGCCATTTACAGTTGGCGCAGTCGAAGCCGAAACAATCTGGACTAAGTAATCCATGCGTACCTTATTGCAGGTAGTAGGGGTTGAATCTCCAGCAGGGCATGCCCTTCCTGAGATTCTTCCCCAACTCACTGGTAACCAAGTTGTATTCCGTCAGGCACAACTACACTTGGTAGCAGCACAACCAGGCGGTGGTAAAACCATGCTTGCTTTATGGTATGCAATCACATCTAAAACTCCAGCCTTATATTTTTCAGCAGACTCTGATTCTCGAACGATTGCTCTTCGTGCAGGTGCAATCCTTATGGATAGATCAGTGACTGATATTGAAAGAATGATGGATTCGGAGGCATCTGTTCTCCTAGAAGATGCACTGGCTGACGGTGCTGGACATGTTCGATTTAACTTTGATCCATCTCCTTCTTTGCAAGACATTGAAGAAGAGATTGAAGCTTGGATTGAACTGCACGGTGCAGCACCTTCAGCAATTTATGTTGATAACTTAATGAATGTTACTGCGGTTAGTGACAATGAATGGACAGCACTGCGTGATGCAATGTCTGCCTTTCACTATATGGCAAGAGAATATGAATCAGCGTTCATAGTTCTTCACCATGTATCTGAAAATGAAAAGATGTCTAAACCTAACTACCCAGCACCACGTAAAGCTTTAATGGGTAAGGTCTCAGCCTTACCTGAATTGGTATTAAGTGTAGCGTTAGACGCTATTGGTAATGTTTACCGAGTTGCGGTTGTAAAGAATCGCCATGGCAAGGCTGATCCAACTGCAGAAAATTACATAACTTTATCTGTTGAACCAAGTCATATGAGTTTATATAACTCACCTGCTGAATTACAAAGAGCAAGGACTATGCGCCAATGGCAGTAATAGAATTAACTGAAGATGAAATCATGGATGCTCTTAGGTTTATCCACAGGGTAAGGGCAAATAAGAAGGAGTTTGATGTTACGGATCGCAAGTTTGATAAAAACAATTCGTCTTATTCCGTTAATCTTATGGGTAGGTTGGGTGAGGTGGCAGCTTCTCGGCTCCTTGGGATACCGACGGACAACACGATTACGCCGAGCGGTGATAATGGACATGACCTCATATCAGTATTGGGTAAATCTATACAGGTTAAGACGTCAACACTACCGCAATTAATATTTAATGCACCAGAATTATTTGTTTCAGATGTAGCCGTACTTGTAAAGTTTTCTGGGGATAAACAACTTCCACATGTGGATAGTTTGTTTGATGTAATTGGTTGGATAACACGAGAAGATTTTCTTGCTAAACATTACTTGCACGACTATGGTTACGGCACTCGGTTAGTAATGGATGCTAATCAACTACAACCAATAGAGGTGCTAATCAATGAAATATCCAGACTTCACTAGTGCAACTTGTAGAGGAATTGGTTTAGAGTTTTTCTTTCCAGAAGAGAAAGGTGCAGGTCATGATCCAGAAGAACGCATGGCAAAAAAGTTTTGTATGGAATGTCCAGTGCTAGACAAGTGTGCAGAGTGGGGGATATTGCATGAGAAGTATGGTGTATGGGGTGGCTTATCGCCACGAGATCGCATGGCAATTAGAAAACAACGTGGCATTACTGTTGATCAGATATTGGTAAGTGATTATGTCAACACCAAGTAAACGCAAAGGCTCACAGTATGAGCGAGACGTAGTCAAGTGGCTAGTTGCTAATGGTTATCCATGTGCCGAGCGAGCTTATGGTGCAGGTCGCCATGATGATGTTGGCGATATTGATGGCATAGATGGTGTTGTAGTAGAATGTAAGAATGAAAAGAAGATAGATCTCTCTGGGTATCTGAAAGAGTTAGACAATGAAATGACTCATGCAGATGCCGAGACTGGCGTGGTGCTAATAAAAAAGCGTGGCACTACAAATGTCTCAGAGTCGTATGCAGTAATGCCTGCGCAACTCTGGGTCGATCTGCTAAAACAGGCAGGTTACAATGGACATAGATAACAAGGTGACAGTTAGTTATCAGATGAAAAGAGGTAACTATGCGGTTGATGGTAATGACCGTATTGAGTATGTTGATAGCAATATCAACACCAGCACTGGCGGATTCCCCCGATCTAACGATAGAGAAAGTAATCTCTACGTTGAACAAGGAGGAAGCGTTGGAGTTGGCAATAAGCACGGTAACAACAGACAAACGAGAAGCTGCTTGTGCGAAGAAGATTGCGTACAAGGAGAGCCGTTACAACATCGACTCGTACAACAAATCGAGTGGTGCTCGTGGAGTTTGGCAATTACTCTGGGCAAAACCAGATTGGTCCATACTCAAACAGACATCAGAAGCACACAAGTATGTGCTTCATCGTTACGGAACTTGGTGCAAGGCGTACGAGTTCCATCAAGAAAGGAATTGGTATTAAATGAATCAACCTGAATTTCTTGAAGCAGTCTTTAATCATTATGGATTAACCTTGCCACAAGGGGAGAAGTCTATTCTCTGTCCAGTGCATGATGATTCACGTAAGTCTGCTTCAGTTAATTCAGAGAAGGGCGTCTGGGTATGTTACGCATGTAGCAGCAGTGGTTCTGGCATTCACATAATCATGGCTCGTGAAAAGCTAACATACTCAGAAGCTCGCAAGTGGGCTGATACCCACATAGGAAAAGAAAAGAGTAAAGAGTTTGCCACGCCAATGCGTGGCAGACGACGAACTAATGGACGGTGGACACCACCCAGATTGCGTAAGTAATGACAACTATAATTGGTATACAAAGAACAGACCACTGTGTCATTGCTGCAGATTCACGGACTACAACAGAGAAGGGTAGACCGTACTCTCATCCAATCATTACAAAGATTACTAAGCGCGGTAAGTATTTAATTGCAGGTGCTGGCACAACAATGCCATGCGACACAATCCAACACATATGGAAACCACCAGCACTACCACCTTCAATTAAAGATCCATATCATTTCATGATTACAGATGTAGTTCCAAGCATGCGCGAATGTTTAAAAGATAATGGTTGGATACCAGATGAAAAGTCTGAAGACTATGAGTTTTTATTTTTAATTGCAGTTAACGGAATTATATACGAGATAGACGATACCTTCTCCGTTTTTCTGCGTGATGATGGGCTGTACGGCATAGGCTCTGGTTCATCCTACGCGGTTGGAGCATTAGCTCAAGGTGCGACATGGAAGAAAGCGTTGCAAATAGCAGCAAAGAATGATGTGTATACTGCACCTCCATTCATAATGCATAGGCAGGAGAAGAAGTAATGGGAAGACTTAGTTTATATGCAGGGTTTAATCGTATCTATTGTTGGGGCTTTGGTATTCAATACCATACAATGGCATCCGTCTATGAAGATTTAGATTCCCTCGATCTAATTGAGTATATAGATGCAAGAGTATTAAGATTTGATTTTATATTTGCTTACATTAACATTACCTTATGGGCAAAGCAGGAGTGGGATGAGAACTAACCCAAAACTAATTGAACTTTGGACTAGAGCAGCCAAGCAATACCACGAGAGCCTTGCTGGTTCACCAGCAGAGGCTTACTTAAAAGAGCGTGGGATTCTTGATGGTGCTAGTCGGTTCATGCTTGGGTATGTAGCAGAGGTGGCACCTGGTCACGAGGATAGATTAAAGAATCATTTATCCATTCCATATATAACTGAGGCTGGTGTAGTTGGATTTAAGTTCCGCCGTATAGATGGTGGGGATCCAAAATACATGATACCTACTGGTCAGAAGCACCACCTATATAATGTTGATGCAATACTTAATGCTATTAATAAAGTATTAATAGTGGAAGGGGAGATTGATGCGATATCTGCAACTCTTGCTGGTCATCCTGCTGTCGCTGTTGCTGGCGTTAACGCTTGGAAGCCTTATTTCGCACGTTGTTTCGATGGTATAGGAACTGTAGTAATTTGTACAGACAATGATGCTAAGGAAGATGGTTCAAATCCTGGGCAGGAATTGGCTAGAAGATTACAAGATGCAATTCCTCAAGCTGTCCGCGTGTCGTTGCCACCTAATAGTGATGTTAATAGTATAATTTGTACCCAAGGAGCACAAGCATTGACTGACTTAGTCAATGCAATTAACTAGAAAGGTGCTCCGTTGTCGACTGAAAAATCCGATCAGCTAATCCTTGAGTTCGAAGAGGATGCTCAAAAAATATACGATGAGTTGCTGGCAATTCTTGTAAAGAAACAAATAGATTATGGTCCATTCAATATCTGGAATGCACCTGGCGGTGCAACCAATGGGTTAATGGTTCGTATGTCAGACAAGCTAGAGCGATTAAAAAACCTGATATACAAACAGATCAAACCTAATAACGAATCACTAGAAGATTCGTTTGTTGATATTGCAAACTACGCAATCATTGCATTGATGGTGCAGCGTGGGGTATGGGCTAAGTATGCCACGAAATCGGAATAAAACTTACGAAGAACAACGGATCTCACGCATCCGAATGTATGGGATAAGCGTAGATGATTATAATCGTATGCTTGAAGAACAAAACCACGGATGTTATATCTGTGGAAAGTCAACTGCGAATCGCGCTCTTGATATTGATCACGATCACAAGACTGGAAAGGTACGAGGTCTCTTGTGTTCGGTTCACAATAGAGTTCTAGGTTTGTTTGATGATGACCCTGAGTTGTTATTAGCAGCACATACATATCTCACCAAAGACCATGGTTAATTTAGACCGAAGTCATCCTATATGGGATGAGGTTAATGAGATCACAACATCTTTAGCTTGGCATTTATCCAAGCGTTACCATAGATTTGTGGAACTTGAAGATATACGCCAAGCCATGAACGAGTATGCATGGAAGCGTAAAGATAAAGTGGCTGAGTATTTAATTCGTGAAGATCCAATTGAAATCAAGCAAGGATACAAAGCATTCAGCACGTTCATGCGTAGAGCAGGCGAGCGATACGCTCGCAAAGAGAAAGCTCGCACACTTGGTTATGAACTTGGCGATGAATACTTCTATCGTTTAGATCTAATTGAGAATCTAATCAAGGTTGCTGGCACCAATGAATCTTATCTGGCTAATCAAGTATTTGATCCAGACATTCATGGAGTTAAAGTCAAGAGACTTGCCAATGAGGGTAACAACTTGGCAGCAATGATTGCTGATGTAGATAAAGCAATGAAGAAACTAGATCCCAGAATGCAAGGCATCCTGACATCTAGATTTGTGAACGACATGCCACTTGCGGACATAGCCGAGGCTTGGGATATCTCACCTCAACGTGTTGAACAACTGGTTGCCAAAGGAGTAAAAGAAATAGCAGACAAACTCGGAGGGGTTACACCGTACTAATGCCAACATTTGATTTTAAATGCATGAACTGTGACACTGTAGTTGAATTGATTATCACAGATAATCCATTCCCTAAGTGTGAAAGATGCGACATTACATTAACTAAAGTGTTTACACCACCTGCTATTCACTTCAAAGGTGGAGGATGGGGAGGTAATCATGCACAAGGCTAATGAAAGAATCATGGTTACTTGGTGTGACAATGGATTGGTTGATGGAAAGTTTGCCGAGGGATTAGTATACACAATTTTAACCAGCGACTTGCCCATGGTGTCAGCTCAAAGAGTGCAAGGAAATCAAATAGGTAGACAAAGGCAAACAGCATTTGATACTTGGCACAAGCAAACAGATATCGAATGGATCTTATGGGTAGATTCAGACATCGTTATTACTAACGATGCTATTAAAAAATTATGGGATATGGCTGATGCTAAGGAAAGACCAGCAGTTACTGGCACATACTTTATATCTAAACAGAACGAGCAGGCACTAATGGAACCGTACCCTTGCTTGTTCATAGCTCATCCAACTGATAAGTATTCGATGTCTTATGTTCATCCACTTGAATCAAACGCTATGGTTAAGGTTGATTACTCTGGCTATGGATTCTTTTTAATGCATAGATCTGTGGCTGATAAGATGCGTAAGGTTCATGGCGACAAGCCATTCTTTATGGAGTCTTCTACTGGTACAGACCAGCAGTTTATATCTGAAGATATACAGTTCTTTATGTTAATGAAAGAGGCTGGAGTTCCACTGTATGCACACACTGGGGCAACAGTTAAACACATGAAAAGATTCTCTTACGATTACGATTACTATAAATTGTTTTGGATCACTCACGTGGTCGCGAATGAGGCAGAAAAAAAGGCGGAGGCATAAGCCCCCGCCCCTTTTTTATTTCTTGGATACGTTAGAGTAGAACTCTCTACTCTTTGCGTCTAGATTCTTTAGCGTCTGATACATCTCGGTTTGTCCTCGATCATAACCGTATCGATTACCAACCCAGTATGCAGTTGCACCTGCAAGTAATTGCATTAGCAAAGTGAATCCATTGTAAAACATTAGAGTGCTCCTATTCTTTTAAGTAGATCGTCTGGATTTTCCAGACGAACGATTGCACCTTTGCCACCTGTATCAGGTGATGAAAGATTGGGGAAGAACTTCTCCGCTTGTAAGCGGGTACTGAAGTCACCCCATGCTTGAACTGGAACCCAGTCTGCTAACTTTGCTACAACAATAAACGACTCTCGCTTCAGCCTAGATTTATCTAGTGCCTCAATGATTTCAATCGCCAATGCTGCAGCATCTTCGGAGTTCTCAGCGTCTGGATCTAGTAGCTTCGCTACTAGTTTTATTTCTGTTGGACGTGGCTTAGCCATCAGTAGTTCTTCATACACTGGATATAGTTTTGATGATAAGCCAGTTCGTCTTTTGCTTCCTGCTCTGTTCGTCGCTCTATCTCTGCGTTGCAGTATGGACAGATAAGGGTCACGCTAGTTAGATGTATCATGTTTCTTTCCTTACTGTGTGTTCTTTGGTAATGATGTCACATTCTTGAGTTACTTTTTCAAAGTAAAACAAGTGAGCACCAGCCATGAACAGAACCTCCTGTTCTGTATCGCCACTGCCCATGGTGTCATGATACGGACAGTACCATGACCACCCAGCGAGTTGTTTAACCTGCAGACTAGGTGGTCTAGTCTGCAGGATCTCTTTGCTTATTAACTTACCCATTTGCTACCTCCTCTGGGGCTAAGGCTACGATGTCAACCATCGCTTCCTCTGCCTCTTGGTGTATGTCTGACTCTATAATTTCGGGCTGGTCTTTTTCGCTTGCATAAATATGCAGGTAATCCAATGCCTTGATTATGTAGTTAGCCATACGGATGGATATGTTTGGTTGTGTATAGGGCGTTGGATTATCCAGCGCATCTACATATTTCTGTAATGGATTCTCCATTAGATTCCTTTCGTTAGTAGGTCAAGAGCTTTGCTCTTGATGCGGTCAGCCGAACCTGTGATGATGCGCTCGGCTCTAACTGAATCAGCCTTGTGACTGTAGTGATCTGCATACTCCACGATAGATTGGAACACACCGAACCTAGTTCCTTTTAGTTCTTCCTGAGTACCAGTCTCACCACGATAGATTGCTTTAGCAGTCTGACGTGCCACTGTTGCTGAGTTATACTGACGCTTCTGTCCTGCACTTAGCAGTGAGTAAGGTGAGTTCTCGATGATGCTTGGTATAGACCACATCTTATTAAAGATGGCATCCACTTCTGCATCTGAGATCTTCTCGTTGATAAGTTTGTTACCGATAAGTTCATAGAACTTAATACCTTCATAGGTAACTGGGATGATGCGCTTGATATCTTCGATCTTGAACTCGGCATTGGTTGTGTGCTTGAGTGTGTATGTACCAGTCTTAGCAAAGATGCCAGCGATCTGATTAGTGCAGCGTAATCTAGTTACACTAGGTGATATCTGCAGTGCAGTTGAACCATCATGGGAAGTTCTTGCTACTAAGTAGCAAGCATGTGGGTCATTGGCTATCTTAACTTCGTTAGGTAGCTCGAGCACCATGTATACCTGCGCTCCACCTTTAACCTCACCAGCAAATGCATACCTTGCATCTCCTGAATCAACCAGTGCATCCAGACCCGAGAACATCTCATCATTCTGGAACACCTTGTATCTACCACCGACAGTGCCAAGCACTGACTGTGTGTTGTCTTTATTGGTACGAACTGTTGCGAATGTTGATGGTACTTCGAGGGTATTAACACCATCATTCGATACGGCTAACGCTTGTACGTCAGCCAGTTGTACATGCCAGTCGAGACCAGCCTGTTGTGCTGCATCTCGTGCAGATGTAGCGGTTACTGCCTCACCAATAATGCTATAAGCATTACGGCGAGAGCGGATTGTTTGTTGTGTCATTTTATTTCTCCTATTCGTTTGGTTGTGGGGTTAGTATCTCATATACGGCTGTCGAAATCAACAACTGCATCTGAGAGTTTGTCGTGGTAGTGTCCATTGCTGCAACGGATTGACCCCTCTTCTGAGCGGGCAAACCATGTTACATACGGATCGGATGTCCGTGTGTGGGGCTGTGACTGGGTGTCATTAACCCATAGGCATAGGACAATTGAACCTGATGAATCCCATGCCTGCTTGCTGTCTATGACAACGGCTCCGTTGTCACAGACATCTCCTCTGTTTATTGCTGTCATTTAAGTAGCCCTCTCTCTCGTAGTCTTTCATCTACAGTCATGGCTGTTGTGTCATAACTGTTTGCACCTTCACCATCTGCGCCTTCCAACCACAGAATTACATTCTTATACCTAATGGTTGAGCCATCACCGTACAAGCTCATGAGTAATGCACCTGCTGCATAGTCGTACACCTCAGCAATTACATCACCATTTGGTTCACATACTTTTAACTTCATTCGCTTGCCTCCTTATCTATTAATACATAGGGACGCACTGTTGCTCCCCATGTTTTCGCTCCTTGCTGGATCATGATTTCTTGCTTGCGTCTTGCTTCAGCCCGAAGGCTTGTTGCTTTTTCAAACAACCCATGAGCCATGTCCTCGGCTTGGTTAGCCAAGTTCAATAACTCAATTGGATTCATATCTTCATTCATTTGGTTCTCCTTTCGGTTGGTGTTGCTGCCATATATCTAAACAGATCTCTGATCTGTTATCAATGAAAGACGCATTACGCATCTACCTCTTTGACTAGTTGGTTATCCTTGAGATACTCAAGGGTAAGTTCGTCGATAGTTTCATAGTCCAATCCATAGAAGTGTTGCCCCATATCTACGAACCAATTGTCGTTGACAATTTTATCGAAGGCTTCTTCACGAGTGGACAATAGGGTTAGGTCATGCAGTTCAGGTCGCTTGTATATATCCTCAAGCGTTTGCCATATGGCAAGGTCTTGCATGCCTAGGCGGTGCGTTGCTTCTCGATACTGATCAAGTAAGAAACTTACTTGTTCGATACGGAATGATGCGTTCATTTGCTACCTCATTTCTTGGTTGAACTGAATCGGATATCGGCTTTGCCGAATACACATAGCCCGCAGCTAACACAGGCTGACCCACTTGTAGAGATGAGTGGGATTTGCTTGGTCAATGCTGGACATTTAGCACCGACCCTGCCAGTTATGCGAAGCATTTCATCCTCCGCATTTGCGAATGTATCTGACAGCCACGCTAGTTTTGTGTCTGTCTCACGCCGAACTTGTTCGGCAATGTGTTTGTTCTCTTGGTCTGCGCTGTAATACAGCGACAGATTATCTAATCCCGATAGGGAATAGGCAGCAGATCGCACTCGTGTGTAGCACCAGAACTGTACATCTGGGTACATCATGATTACTTTCTGCCATGCATACTCATATGTTTGGTTGAAGAAGTCGCCGTCCCAGTGGATGCGGAATAACTTCGGGGCATTCCGTTTCTCACAGTCCTTGACGAAGTCAACAATCATGTCGTCAAGTAACTCAACCATTTGGTTGATGTCGGCGTCCTTTAATAGTTGCCAGTTATGAAGCAATACTTGCTTCACTCCCTTGTATACACGCTCGAGCTTGCCTGCATAACACACCTTCTCGCATACTGAAG